TTAAATGAGCCTTTGTTTATGGGTTCTGACCCTTTCCCACTCAGCACGCCCTTCTTCTCGCCTTTTGTCTATGTATTCCGCAAGATCCTGAATATTGATGCAACGTTTTGCTTTTTGTGATGTGCCGATGCGATATGTTGGAACGGGCAACTTACAAGCGTTTGCTTTTGCTTCTGCCGTGGCTGGACTCATGCCAAAGTACTTTTGGCTAACTGCTGAGAGTTCAATGTTAGGGGTATTGAATTCAGCCATCAGTAAAAACAAGGTATTCATAATTTTCTCCATCAAAACCGGCTGCACCCGGGAAAATCATAATTCTGTGCTGGTGGCAGGAATTAATTTCTGCCAGATAGCGGAAACATATTTTGCCTGATGACGGGCATCGGCTAGGGCGTTGTGCCGTTCGCCATCGAAAGGGATGTCCATTTTGGGGTCGAATCCGATGGAACGCCCAAGCGTAACGATCGTGCGTACATCGTGGTCATTCCAGTATGCCCACGGGCAGATTTGTCCTGCTCGCTCATAAGCTCCACGTAAAATTACGTTGTCGAAGGTGGCCCCGTTACCCCAGACTTTTAAATATTTCGTATTGGCTGCGTGCCGGTTAATGAAATGATTTAGTTCTGAGAGAGCATCGCTGATCGACAAAGTATCATCAATACAGATTGCAGCTCGTGCTTCAGGGCTTTGTTTCAACCACCACAGGATGGTATCGCCGTCAGGTGTAGCTCCTTGCCCCATAGCACTTTCCAGGCTAACAACCGTATAGAATTCTTGTCCGATGTCTCCGGTTTCTGGAGTGAAGAACACCGCGCCAATGGAAACGATCGGTGCATCCTTATTTTTCCCCATCGTCTCAAGGTCGATCATTAAGTTGTTCATCACTTCACCTCCTGCGGCGGTTAGCGGCATCCAGTGAGTTGCTTGCTCAATACCATTACCCGGCTTAATCGTTGCATCTCCGCGCCGAAAGGTGCTTCCGGTATAGCGTGCGGAGCATATTAGCGGTTCAACCAGAGAGCTATCGAAATTCACCGAAATAAGCACGTTCTGGCCCTTTTCAGGCATTCGATCACTACAGCTTATCCAACTATCCGGAGTTCCCGGAGAGTTGGTCCATCGAATTCGGGCATGTCAGGACCTTTTCTGATAGCTTTAGCCAGCTCCAGCGGGTCATCGTAAAGCCAGTCGCCAGTTTGTGGGTGATTTGCTTCTGCAAGCTGCGCAGCCCATTCAAGACCATCTTTTTGACCTTGGAGATAATCAAGCGGCAACTCTTCATGATTACTTGCAGGTTCGGCACTATGAAGCATGGCAGCGCGGCAGGCGTTCCAGCCTCTTACCTCTGCAATAGCGGCAACCGCATCAACCGCGTACATGCTAAGAGGATTAGGAATTGGTTTTTCTTCCGGTACTACTGGCGCTGGAGGGGCGGCGTAAATGCCCTCTATCACTAAATGTTTGCGCTCAAAATCATCTGGCTCTCGATGATATACGTAACTCCAGTCACCAAGGTTATCATTGCGCCTGCAACGGAAACCTATCGGCTCTGCTTCCAGCGATGCCAGCGCAATTCGTGCCAGTTCTTCCGCTTCTTCTGCTGGCAGTACAACGTTGCTACCAGGTCCGTATGTTTCGCGCCACTGCTTGATTGTCAGTAGTCGATCTTTGGTAATAGTGGTCATAGCTATTTCACCTTAATCTCAACATTTCGCAGCTTTAGCTCTACTGGCAGGTCTGACTTTCCTGTTAATGCTAATGCGAGATTTTCTGGGGTAATGAGAGCAGTTATTGTTTTCCCCATTGCCAGACGAATAATTATTCGTATTTCGCGATCGTCACATGCTCCTGGTCGAACGATTGATATTTGTCCGTCCATCTCACTCTCCTTTGATGCGAATGCCAGTAGCGCGCTCGGCTTCACTTTGTTCCCAAAACCACTTGTGAAGCGCCATAAGCTTTTCGTCAATCGGTGCATATTTGCGATTAAAGTAGGCCTGAGCATCTTTCTCAGATTCGTCCGGTAATTCGCCAGGGCCAAACAGTGTGTTATAAATCCATGCCAGTCCGCTCTTAGCGTCGCCAGTTGCCTGCCATTCGATAATGGCAGCCTGCATGACCAGAATGTTTTTCCCGATTAATAGGTCCAGTTCTTTGTACCGGTTGCGGATGTATGCATTCTCGCTTTGTAATTCAGCGTTTCGCTTCTCTGCTGCTTCCAGCTCATCCAGCAGCGCCAGCACAACCTGCGGTGTGACTTTCATACGAAATGCCAGCAATTTTTGTGGTGTGGCTACTATTTTTATTGCTTCTGCCGCCTCACGCAGTGCCTGATAGTTAATTTTGGTTGTCATGCCACCACCTCTTCGAATTTCAACTCCAATTGATCACCCCAGATTTCACATGACTCTGAACACGAGCCGGTATCGAATTGCCTGGCTTGCACCATCGCCTGATACAAATTTCTGTAGTCGCTGTCGGCATACATTCTGGCAATCCCGTCAAGGCTCAGATGACCACGGTACATAACGTCTTTATTTGTCTTTCGGTGACCATCCCGGACGTGTTTACCTGTAACCAGCTCATTAAAAACTCGCATCAGACCAGGTTCGTCTTTACATGCAAGCCCCAGCTTTTGCGTGGACTTTTTGATGCAGAAAACACAGTTCCCGAGGTGCTCCGGGGTTTGCAAATCAAAAGGTTGTTTATGCCACCACCGGATAACATCCGACTTATCAAAATCAGATAGCTCGGCAAGATACCGGACGCCCGATTTCGGTTTCAGCCTACGAGGTTCGTCTGCACGAATACCCAGCCATGTGATGTAATTCCCTCGTCCGAAATGGTCATCGCAGTATTTTGTGAAGGGGGTGAGTTTTAATCTGTCAGTGCAGAACGCGCCGCCGATGTATGGCGTGCCATATTTTTTTACCATGTCCATAAACGGTTTAAGCACCGGCATTCGTGTCTGAATATCCTTTGGTTCCCATTCCGTATAACCATTTGGCTGCCCAAGCTCTGGATTTATATCGACCTGCAACACAGTTAGCGATATGCCCCAGAACTTCACAACCTCCCGAATAAAGCGGTATGTCAGCGGATGTTCGCAACCGGTATCCATAAAGATGTAGCAGACGTTATTGCCAGCCTTTCTTTGTTCTTCCATCAGGTGAACAAGATATGCAGATGTTCTCCCGCCAGAAAAACTAACTACATGAGTTATGCACATTTGCGTAATTCCGATAACTCGTTGAAGCGTTCCATAAACATCCCGTAGGCATGGCCCGGTGCCAGTGGAATCACGTTGAACATCTCTGTTGCCGGGATGCCTTCCAGTACAGGCCAGAAAGAGCCATCATCAAGCCCGAGATCACGGCGTTCGGTTGCCAGCATGATGAGATCGGCATATTTCACGGGCGTACTCATAACCGGGGGCAACCCGTATTTCTCACGGATTACGGCGTCTATTTTTTCTTCCATCCGTTTATAGTCAGGAAGAAGGCGTTTCAGTGGCGCGGGGATGTCCTGGCAATACGCTTCTGTTGCATCATGCATTAACGCTTCAAAAGCAAATTCCTGCGGCACCAGCTGGCTGCAAAGCACCGCATGTTGGGCGACGCTGTAGAAGTGTGAAAGATGACCGGCAAAGCGACAGATATTTGAAAGGGAAACCGCGATATCGTTAATATCGATGTTGTCTTTATTTATCCTGTCATAATAAAAATGCTTCCCGGAAAAAGTTTTAATAAATGACATTTTGTTCTCCACGTTATATGCGCTGCACCGCGCTGAATTCGGGTAAAAGGAAGCCCTCACCATCCGGCGATTATTGAGTTAATTACGTTTCCATAAATGCCCCCGCAGGGGCATTTGCAGTAATGAAATCAGGCGGTGAAAGTACCAATAAAGGTTTCTACTTTGCTGTCTTTGAATTTCTCAACAAGCAGATCACGAAATTCGTTAGCCATTTCTTCCTGCACTGCTTCCAGCTGAATAATGCGCAGAACCAGTACAGGGCGATCACCAGTGATAATGCTGAGTCGTAATTTAAATGGACGTTCTTTCAGGCCTTCAAACGGAACGCATTTAAATTCAAATGCCACTGGCATAATGTCTTTGGTCTTCGCTTCGACAGACTCCATCAGGGAGCGTTTGCCGCTGAAGTCATTATCTTCAAAATCAGCGGTCTGGTTCGCTTCAATTGTGATTTTACGGATAGCCGCCGCCGCTTTGGTTGCCTGAATGGCGTCACCATTAGCATCAAAACCCACAAGGTAGTCGGCCCAGTCTTCAATCCATTCTGCCAGTGACTTCTGGGAGTTACGCTCGCCATTAACAGACAACAGAGCAGAGAACGGTGCTGCCTTTTTCAGTTTGAGAGTGGCGGTGTTATCTGCGTGACCTGGTTCATCAATAGTGCCCAGGTTAAGCACACTGACGGCACGCATATTATCAGCATCGATAAAGCAGCGGGTGCCTTCATCTGCAAGATCTTTAGAATAACGGGTAAAGTCATCGATGCTGGCAGTGGAAAGCGCACCTCGGAAACGGAAGCGATTTAAATTAAATTTTTCCAGATCATGAATGCGGAAATTCTCAGGCAATGCCACAGCATCGGCACCAATCTTACTGATAATTTCATTAACACCCTGAGCAGAAATAAGGGCATGGATTTGATTAATTGCGGTTGCGTCTAAGTTCTGAGACATAATAAGTCCTCACTATATAAAGATATTCAGTGATGAGATAAATAATCAGTTTATTAAAAACGATATTAACGACCTGCTGCGCGGAGTTTTCCGTCAGGTTCACCGGCAAGAGTCAGTAATTGTCCCTGGTCTTCCTGCAGAATAGTCAGGCGACCACCGCGATTGACATACATCGGCGTTTCGGTGGTGTCTTCTTCGGAAATTTTCCCGCGGTTAGTCGGGCGAACATATGAGAGTTTGTGTTTGATTTTCACACGGTTCTCATCAAATGGTTCGATTTCCAGGTTGAGTGAGACCTTACCTTTGGTTTTCGTGTTCATCACACCGGAAGCGACTTCACTGAGAACTGCGCCGATTTTGCTTTCAAATACGCCGCCGTCCAGTTCCCCGATAAATGCCTGCACATCAGTACTGCGTTCGCTAGCCATTTTGCTGCTCCTTATCATATCGACCCTGCAAGGTCGGTTGGTTTCTCCACAAAACAGAGAAGAACACCTGCGGTGACTGCCGCCCGGATGGATTGGGTTATGAGCCCGTCGTCCGGTGATGCTCTTCTCTGTTTTGTAAAAAGAGCGGTACCAGCCGGAAGCAAGTGTACAAACTGGTACCGCCAAAGCAGTGGCTGTTGTGGTGACCGGTGCTGATCTCCGGCTTGCGGTTATTTCAGACTCTCACGGGCGTTTAATTGCCCCGCCGAACAGCTCTTTTCCGCAATAGCTGCAATGTCTTTCGCGCATCAGCCTGCGCATTCACCACAACTCTAAAAACAAATGTAGGATATCCAACATGTGAGTGTCAAGAGTTTATGTTGGTTATCCTACATAAAAAGATAGGCTCATAAAAAAACCGGGGATACCCCGGTTTTGCGATAGTGAGGAAGATGTGTCAAAAATCCATTATTACTTGTTTGACAAGACCAACTATTCTGCAGTTCTCACCGCATTCAATAGTTTTATAGTTAGGATTTAGTGGGACGAGATACCTGTTCGGCCAGTCCTCAACAAATTTTTTGAGTGTCGCTTCTTGCCCACCATTGATATGGGCAACAACGATTTTTCCGTTAATACACTCTGTATCAATAATATCTGGCTCTACGATAACGATAGAACCTTCTGGTATCGATGGTGAGCCGAGGGGATTGGTCATTGAATCACCACGGACCCGTAGTGCAAATGCCATTTCTGATACAAGGGCGGTAGTATAAACCCACTCTTCAGCATCTTCTTTCCTGACACCAGGCTCCGTCATTGTCCATGAACCCGCCTGAACCCACGAGATGAGGGGGACTTTTTTAACTGCGAATATTTCAGGTTTTAGATTTATCTTTGGTTCAGGCGAGCCTTTTCCGCTAACAAGCCACAGAGGATCGCATTTAAGTGCGTTGGCTAGGGCTTGAAGGTTGGCTCCATTTGGTTGGTAGTCGTCCTTTTCCCATCCAGTAACCGTGACACGGTTCACACCAGTCAAATCAGCCAGTGCTTGTTGTGTCAGGTTCAGTTCTTTTCGCCTTTGGCGAATACGATCACTCATGTTCATCATGTAGGCAATCCTACCACATGCCCATGTAGGATTCTTGACATTGGCATGTTGGATATCCTACATTTCTGCTTAACGTAATTTAACGGGAGACAGAAATGCGGAAATCCGACGTGATTAATTATTTCGGCGGAGTTTGTAAAACCGCCGAAGCCCTAGGTATTAAGCATCCGTCTGTTTCAGAGTGGCCTGAGATTATTCCTGAAGGCCGAGCGTACCAGTTAGAAAAAATTACTAACGGGAAACTGAAAGTTGACGTGTCTTTATATCAAAAGACTAACAGTGCTGCGGCATAAAAACACCACAGAAATGAGGAATTAACCGTGGGTAAAGAACCTGAATGGAAAGTTGAAAAGCAGCCCCGCTGGCTGGTGGCTGCGATTAAAAAGACGATTTCCAGTCTGCATGGCGGTTATGAAGAAGCTGCGGAATGGCTGGATGTCACCAAAGATGCTCTGTTTAACCGCCTGCGTACTGGTGGTGATCAGATCTTCCCGATTGGGTGGGCGCTGGTACTGCAACGTGCCGGAGGAACCTATCACCTGGCACATTCAGTAGCCAGGGCATCAGGTGGCGTTTTTGTTCCGCTGGCAGATATGGAAGAAGTGGATAACGCAGATATTAATCAGCGCCTGCTGGAAGCGATTGAGCAGATCACCAGTTATTCCCAGCAAATCAGGGTGGCTATCGAAGATGGCGTTATTGAGCCACATGAAAAAGCCGTGATTGATGAGGAGTTGTATCAGGCGATCGCAAAGCTGCAACAGCATTCGACACTGGTATACAGAGTTTTTTGCGCGCCAGAAAAGGGTGACGCCCGCGAGTGTGCAGCTCCGGGCGCCGTGGCGTCAAATTTTATGGAGAAAACCAACGCATGAACAGTTTAACGGTAAATAACCGTTTGTCGCAACAACCGGGGATGTATGAGTACCGGCCGTTACGTCATGAATGCAGATTACCAAATAGCCTGGTCGTGCGTAACCACAGGGAACACAGCCTGACCGTGGGGGATGACTCGTGCAGGAACTTAACCGCTGGTTTCGTGATGGAAGGGGTCTTTATGTCCATGTCATTCGCTGGGAACCAGAAACTGAGCGAGTTATCTATCTGCGCAAGGGCTATCCGCATGAGTGTTTTAGCCCTTTATGGAAATTCAGGCGTGATTTTGTTGAGTGTGAAGCGCCAGGAACACATTGATTCTGCAATTCCGGGACGTTACACTGTTCAGGCACCTTATAAAGCGGGTGCCGGGATTGGCGTCCTGGAATTGATCAAGGCGATATATGACGCGCCAGCGTCTTTTTTATCGTCCGCGTTTGCCCATATCAAAATTATGGTGGGCTGGGCGGGGGCATCGAAAGATGCGCCGGTTTCCTTGATCGCCGGTTACGCCAACCCTGCTCAGTTCACCACCAGTGAAATTGGCGTTTCCGGTGGTGGAAGTTCTTCACTGATCAAGGAGGCGGCCAACATGGCTACAGTCCCAGCCCTCGCACAACCTAAAATTAATGTTATCAACGGCCAAGCTGTTACTTCCTCACTGGCTATTGCAAACTATTTCACAAAACGCCACGACGATGTATTGAAAAAAATACGTGCGCTTGAATGTTCTCCAGAATTCAGCGCCCGCAATTTTGCGGGGGCTGAATATACCGATGATCAAGGTAAACTACGTCCCTGCTATAACATTACCCGCGACGGCTTTGCTTTCCTTGCTATGGGCTTTACGGGCAAACGCGCCGCCCAGTTCAAAGAGGCATACATCAATGCCTTTAACCAGATGGAGAAACAACTTTCAACTCCATCGGTGCTGAGCGATGCAGCACAGAATGCCAGCGTTCTTTATTCCTACATTTCATCCATTCATCAGGTCTGGTTACAACAGCTTTATCCCATGCTGGAAAAAGTGGAATCTCCGCTGGCCGTAAGCCTGTACGACCGCATCAATGACGCTGCGGCGCTTGCGAGCCTTATCAATATGACACTGAACCGTTCAGAGGTAAGGGGGCGCAAATGATCCGGAATATTTTTAATCGGTTCACCAGCCAACGTTTTCATTGCCCTCGTCCAGGACAGTGGTACAGCACACCAGAAGGGTACGTTCTGCGTATTAGCCTGGTCGATCGCGAATGTCAGAAGGTTGTCTGTGAGCCTCTTGGACGTAATTACCGCGTCAACATGCCGCTTATTGCCTTTCGTTCCGGCAAAAACATGAAGCATCTCGGAGGTGCTGCATGAGCATGGAACTGATGGTTAAGGCGATGAAAATTCGAGTGGGTAATCCATTACGAAAACTGGTTCTGATTAAGCTGGCTGATAATGCCAGTGATCAGGGCGAGTGCTGGCCCAGCTACCAGCATATCGCTGATCAGTGCGAGATTAGCAAACGCTCTGTGATGAATCATATTTCGGCGCTTTGTGAGTGCGGTCTGGTAAAAAAAGTCACCCGGAAAGGTGAAAAAGGTAACTCAAGTAATATTTACCTCCTTCGTCTTGATGGTGCAGGAGATTCACTAGGGGGGAGTGCAAATAATTCATTACCTGGTGCAGCAAATTCACTAGGTAGTGCAGGAGTTGTACCAGGGGGTAGTGAAGGAGATTCACCCAGAACCAGTCACTCTTTTGAACCAGTCAAAGAACCAGTCAATGAATCAAAAACCATTGGCGCATCTGCTTACGCGTCTGCGTCAGTCTGTTCTGCCCGGCAGGAATATTCACCAGAGTTCGAGCAAGCCTGGTTGGCATATCCAAAACGTGCAGGTGGAAATTCAAAATCAGCAGCCTACAAAGCCTGGAAAGCCCGTCTGAAAGAGGGGGTAAATGCTGAAACCATGCTGGAAGGCGTAAAGCGTTATGCGGGATGGGTATCTGCAACGGGGAACAGCGGCACGCAATTCGTGAAACAGGCCACCACGTTTTTTGGTCCCGATCGTCATTTTGGGGAGTTATGGGCTGTTCCTGCTGCACCTAGTCCTGGACGTGAAGATCCGATGTTCAAATCCAGCTACGGGAATGTGGATTACAGCCAGATCCCGACAGGGTTCAGGGGGTGATATGAGTCTTATGGGAGACGTTCAGAAATTCATTGAATCCCATCCGGGATGTACTTCCAGCGATATAGCGAATGCTTTTGCAGATTTCCCGCGTAAAAGCGTCCTGCAGTCGACAAGTAAGTTACGCCAGTGCGGGCGTGTTGCTCATCGCTTTGAAGGTAAAACTCGCAGGCATTTTGCTCTTGAGACAGACATACAGCCGGATCAGGAGCCAGATATCGGGACTAAACCTGTGCGGAGCTGTTATGTCGGAACCAACGACCCGCAGGTGATTATGCATCTGATACGTCAGGCAGAAACACTGGAGTCGGGAGGGTTGTTCCGTCGTGCAGCTACGGTATGGATGGAGGCATTCCGGGAGAGTCATATCCCGTCGGAACGTAGCGCCTTTCTGGCGCGCCGTGAACGGTGTTTGCGGAAGAGCAGAAAGTATGTTGCATCAGGTAGTGAGTGGTATCTGTCAGGGAATTATGTGGGGTCTTAATGAGCAATAAATATTGCCAGGCGCTGGCAGAACTGCGCAACAAATCAGCACATGAACTGAAAGAAGTCGGCGATCAGTGGCGGACACCAGACCTGCTTTTTTGGGGCATTAATGCGATATTCGGTCCCCTAACGCTGGATCTCTTTGCTGACGACGATAACGCTAAGTGCCCTGTGTGGTACACCGCCGATGATAACGCGCTGGTACAAGATTGGGCTGAAATGCTGGAGTCAATCGGCGGGGCCGCATTCGGTAATCCACCCTATAGCCGCTCTCAGTACCACGAGAAGCAGGCGATCACCGGCATGACCCACATCATGGATCACACAATGGCGATGCGTGAAAAGGGTGGGCGTTACGTGTTCCTCATTAAAGCAGCGACAAGTGAAACGTGGTGGCCGGAAGACGCTGACCACATCATGTTTATCCGCGGTCGTATTGGTTTCGATCTCCCAGTGTGGTTTGTTCCTGCGGACAATAAGCAGAAACCCACTGGTGCTTTCTTTGCTGGCGCCATTGCAATCTTCGATAAATCCTGGCGCGGCGAGCATTTAAGCTACATCAGCCGTACCGAACTGGAGGAAAAAGGGAAGGCGTTTATGTCACTGGTCGAATTTGCTGCGGGAAAGGTTCAGCCACCAGCCACCACGGTTCCAGAGCAAGAAGAACCCATTGTAGCGCCAGCAGTATTACCTGATGTGGATTCGCGTATCTGGCCGCTTGAGGTTGGTCTGGTGTTCAACCAGGTTGAGGGGGCGGATTCTCTGGACGCATTACAGCAGAACAAGCTGAAAGCCAACATTAATCAACTCTGGCTGGAACGAACGGCCACCAGCGAAATCATTACTGCAGCTTCTGAACTTGTTCGCAATATGCGGGGAGAGGCCGTGTGAAACTGATCCTGCCTTTTCCTCCGAGCGTGAACACTTACTGGCGCGCCCCTAACAAGGGGCCGCTGGCCGGTCGTCACCTCATTAGCGCTGTTGGTCGTAAATACCAGAGCGCTGCCTGCGTGGCGATCATTGAGCAATTACGACGTCTCCCGAAGCCATCGACTGAACTAGCAGCGGTAGAAATCATCCTGTATCCGCCAGATAAGCGGATCAGGGATTTGGACAACTACAACAAAGCGCTGTTCGACGCACTGACTCACGCATGAGTCTGGGAGGACGACAGCCAGGTAAAGAGAATGCTGGTGGAGTGGGGACCAGTTTTCCCGAAGGGGAAGGTAGAAATCACGATCACGAAATTTGAAACAGGGGCGGGTGCAGCCGCCTGAAAATGGAGAAAGAAGCATGAATAATTTAATGGTCATTGATGGTATCGAAGTTCGCCGCGACGTTCATGGGCGCTATTGTCTTAACGATTTGCACCGGGCTGCGGGTGGAGAGCAGAAATACCGTCCGAAGTACTGGCTTGATAATAAGCAAACCCGTGAACTGATTGAGCAACTTTTCACCGAGGGCGGAATTCCACCCTCGGAACAAAATCAATCTGTTAGCTTTTTTCAGGGCGGTAGTGATACCCGAAGTTTGGCACGTGCTCCAGTAAATACTGTTCGCGGTGGTGCTGAACAAGGTACATACGTATGCAAAGAACTGGTATTTGCTTATGCAATGTGGATCAGTCCGTCTTTCCATCTCAAGGTGATCCGCACGTTCGATCGGATTACCAGTGCGCCACAAACATCTTCTGGTATGGCTGCCGATAAGATGCAGGCGGGGGTGATTCTGCTGGGTTTTATGCGCAAAGAGTTAAACCTGTCCAATTCATCGGTACTGGGCGCGTGCCAGAAACTCCAGGAGGCAGTGGGACTACCTAACCTGGCGCCACAATATGCCATTGATGCTCCGGCTGGCGCGCTGGATGGTTCAAGCCGCCCGACGCTGGCACTGAGCGCGCTGTTAAAACAGCATGGTATCCGGATGACGGCTAATCAGGCGTATCAGCAGTTAGCAAAGCTGGGTGTTGTTGAACATCGTGAGCGTTACAGTCGCTCCGCGATTAACGGCATTAAAAAATTCTGGTCGCTGACGGCAAAAGGCTGCATGTTCGGCAAAAACATCACCAGCCCGGCAAACCCTCGCGAGACGCAGCCGCATTTCTTCGAGTCCAAATTCCCTGAGCTGCTGAAGCTGCTCGATACCGTTCATTGAGGTGATCGTGAGAGCGTTACTGACCCCTGAAATTGCTCCTCGTATGGGCGTTGTATTGTTCAGGCCGGGATCGGAACTGATGCCCCTGTTTATGCAGGGGCGTGTTCTGCTTGAACCAGAGCCGGAGCAATTTTCATCTTTCGCCAGCGGCGCGGTCCCGGCGGTATCACAGCCGCTGGCGGATGATCCTGCTGTTCGTGATGTGTTCTGTAATGAGTCGGTTATCTATCGTGCTGGTGGTCTGGATAGTCTGGAAAGCTGGCTACTCCGGGGGAATGGCTGTCAGTGGCCGCATTCAGACTGGCACAGCGAACAGATGACAACCATGCGCCACGCTCCGGGGGCAATCCGACTGTGCTGGCACTGCGATAACCTGCTGCGCGAACAGTTTACGGAACGGCTGAAATCAATAGCTGTGGAGAACACGACAAAATGGGTTTTATCGGTTGTTTGTCGTGATCTGGGTTTTGACGATATGCACGCAGTTACTCTCCCGGAACTGTGCTGGTGGATGGTACGCAATGACCTGGCAGAAGTCTTGCCGGAGAGCGCTGCGAGAAAAGCATTAAGGATGCCGAAGGCAATTGTCCAGTCAGCTACCCGTGAAAGTGAAATTGTTCCCTCGATGCCGGCCACCAGCATTGTACAGGATAAGGCGAAAAAGGTACTGGCGCTCAGGGTTGATCCGGAATCGCCGGAAAGCTTCATGTTACGTCCGAAACGCCATCGATGGGTCAATGAGAGATATACCCGCTGGGTTAAATCCCAGCCGTGCGCCTGCTGCGGGAAGCAGGCGGATGATCCGCACCACCTGATAGGCCACGGTCAGGGAGGGATGGGAACAAAGGCGCATGACCTCTTTGTGCTGCCGTTGTGCAGAACGCATCATAATGAGTTACATGCGGACACCGTGGCATTCGAAGAGAAATACGGCTCTCAACTGGAGTTGATATTTCGTTTTATCGATCGCGCGCTGGCAATTGGCGTGCTGGCGTAAATGGAGAACGCTTAATGATTAATCCTTCTGAAGTTGGTAAGTCTGGTGAAATGGTTCGCCTCCGGACTCTTGAAAGTATCTGGATACAAGGCAAGCTTCGAATGTGGGGGCGCTGGTCATATATTGGTGGTGGTAGTGGTGGGAATATGTTTAACCAGCTTCTGTCATCCGGGAAGATAACTAAAACCGCTATTAACGACGCTCTTCGTCGGATGAAAAAATCTGGCATTACTAAGCCAGAGCTGGAGGCCTTTCTTCGTGAAATACTCGACAGCAAAAATAAGTCAGGATTAGCATTTTGTTCTGACGAGGAGGGATTGAAAATAGACGGTGTTATTGGCACCACTCTGGTTAGAGAAGGTCATTCAGGACTTTACAGCATCATAGTGAATCGATATCGCCTGCGTAAGAGCAAACGCCTTATGGCTGAAGAACTACAGGTAAAACACCCGGAATGGTGTTATATGACTTGCCGCCGACGTATTGACTCCTGGCTAAGTCTTGCCGAATCCATGCTATACGCGCCAATGTGTGACAAATTTGGCACAAATAGCGACAGATTTTACTTGAAAAGTGAGCCAGTAAATGATTGAATTGTGATAGGCTCGGGACGGTAAAGCGAACTGAGCAACACACACAAGCCCGCCACTGAGCGGGTTTTTTTGTACCTGAAACATCACAAAACAGAAAAATGCGTTGGTATCCCTAAAAAAATCTTTTTATCATTTTTGGTGGTTGGACAAAAACGTATATCTACGATCCAACGAGGGAATCATTATTAAATGAATGAGTTCATAGGATGTTTTGGGATATCAGTATGATGAAAAAAATACTAATCACAGCGATCGGTTTTAGTATAGTTGGTTGCGCAGGGATGAAATTACCCGACTATACACAAGTAAAATCAAGCCCGTATTATGCTGAGTGTCGTGAGTTTGCAATGGGTGTTTATAAAAACGATGGCTATAGTAAGTTGGGCAATACGGTTATTCTGAGCATGGATGATGCTAAGGCAAGATATATCGTGACGGGATGTGTAGTAGCTATGGGGAAAAATAACATAGAGGAAGTTAAATCAGACCTCTCAAGCAAGGGCGTGTCTTTTGGAATGGTGAGTGGTGCTTGCTATAATGCAGCGTGTAAAGTTGATACCGAACAACAAATGAAAGCCTACACACTTGGAAGCTATTACGCTGCAACTAAGAAATTCCCCGGTCAGATGAAAGCAGAATTTTAAGGCAACCTGGAAAACCCGCATTGCGCGGGTTTTTGTATCCGAAACTACCTGGCATTTCTTAAGTCGCAGATAGTCATAACTGCTGGAAGAGTACAAATCGCTCTGGCGTTACTTCACTGTTTCAGCATCTATACCTTACACCTATGTCTGGGAATATAAACCTGTTCAGTTTTACCCAGGAAAACATCCATGTGAAAAACCAGCTGATATGCTGCTGCAAATTATTAATGCCAGCAGTAAACCCGCCGATCTTGTTGCTGATTTTTTCATGGGCTCCGGTTCAACCATAAAGGCAGCGCTGTTATCAGGGCGGCGTGCGATTAACGTTGAACTGGAAACAGAAAGGTTTAGTCAGACGGTCAGTAAGGTAGAGGCTTTGGCAAAACGTTAAAGGTCTCACAATGTGAGCCTGATCGGGCTAAAGGCTCACATTCCGATCGCCTACAGGTGATCTCCTTCCCCTCATTTCTGAGAGGACTCACATAACAAGAGGGGGCTTAATGTCCGAACCTGTATCCAGTGCGACAGTGTTGGCTGGTGGATTAATGGGGGCCAGTGTATTCGGTCTGGCAACCGGAACCGATTATGGTGTGGTATTCGGTGCTTTTGCCGGCGCGGTGTTTTATGTCGCCACGGCAACCAACATCGGACGCATCAGGCTGGTCGCTTATTTTATTACATCATTTATTGTGGGAGTGCTTGGCGCCGGGCTGATAGGTACTAAGCTTGCGGCAATAACGCATTATGAAAAACCACTGGATGCTCTTGGCGCAGTGATTATTTCTGCAATGTGTATAAAGTTTCTCACTTTTCTTAACAGTCAGGATCTGAACAGCCTGTTCAGTATTCTTTCTCGTATCAGGGGAGGGGGATCAAATGGTAGCAAATGACCCTTCTGCAGTTCTGAATGCCGTAATTTGTGGGGTAATAGTAATCGTTCTGATGTTTTACCGACGCGGTGATGCGACACACCGCCCCCTGATTTCGTTACTGGCCTATGTCATGGTGCTGGTATATGCCAGCGTCCCTTTCCGGTTTGTTTTTGGTTTATATGAATCATCCCACTGGCTGGTGGTGATGGTGAATATCCTTATCTGCGCCGCTGTGCTGTGGGCTCGCGGTAATGTGGCGCGTCTGGTTGATGCACTGAGGCACTGATGAATCAACAACAATTTCAGCAGGCGGCTGGTATTAGCGCCGGGATTTCTGCGCGCTGGTATCCGCATATTACGGCGGCAATGAGCGAATTCGGTATTACTGCGCCATTGGATCAGGCCATGTTCATTGCACAAACGGGACATGAATCAGCAGGATTTACTGTTCTGAAGGAAAGCTTCAATTATTCAGTGGAGGCGCTGAAGAAGACGTTTGGTAAACGCCTGACGACTTATCAGTGCGAAATGCTGGGGCGTATTGATGGTCGCCAGGTTGCCCACCAGCCACAAATAGCCAATCTGGTTTATGGCGGCCGCATGGGCAACAAAGACGCCGGAGATGGCTGGAAGTATCGTGGGCGTGGGCTTATCCAGATTACTGGGCTGGAGAATTACACCAGATGTGGCGTTGCCCTGAAACTGGATCTGGTGGCGAATCCGGGACAGCTTGAGCTGGAACGTCATGCCGCCCGATCCGCAGCGTGGTTTTTTGTGACTAAAGGGTGTCTGAAATACTCCGGCGACCTGGTACGCGTTACGCAGATCATTAACGGAAGGCAGAACGGCATCGGTGACAGGCGAGAGCGCTTTGAAAAAGCAAAATCGGTGCTGGTATGAATCTGTTACCTGTATTGCTGAAAAAATACTGGTTGCAGCTGGCGTTTATTTTGCTGATGGCTGGTGCGTTTATCGCCGGTAATGTCTGGAGTGACAGGGGCTGGCAAAAAAAATGGGCAGATCGCGACAGCGCTGAATCCTCTCAGGAAGTCAACGCCCAGACCGCCGCCCGTATTATTGAACAGGGCCGCATTATTGCCCGTGATGAGGCTGTAAAAGATGCACAAGCACAAGCCGCTAAATCTGCTGCCACTGCTGCTGGCCTGTCTGCCACTGTTAGCCAGCTGCGTACCGAAGCAAAAAAACTTGCCACCCGCCTGGACGCCGCAAAGCACACCGCAAATCTTGCCGCTGCCGTCAGAAGCAAAACAGCCGGAGCCGACGCCACAGTGCTCGCCGACATGTTCGGAAGCCTTGCAGAAGAAGCTCAATATTATGCTGAGCGATCTGACGAAAGCTACCGCGCAGGAATGACGTGTGAGCGCATTTACAACTCGGTGAGAGAGTCAACCAACAATCCCATAGCTCCGCACTAGCGGGGCTTTTTGTTGTAACAAGAAGACGAAGAAGGAAATACTATGTTTACAGTTAAAACCATCATCAACGGTGTTACGCATATTTGTGAGCAGCCATCCATCTCGATAGCCAGGGCTGGTTCTGAAACGTTCGCAGATACTTTAAAACTTACTCATAACTCAGCCAGCCCGGACTTCGCATACTGGCTCCCGGCTATCTATGAAGATCCAGAAATGACCAAAGCGCTGCAGGAGGAAGAACTGGTTATTAGTGACCGTACTGATGTGCTGGATACTGATGCTATTGCCATCATTATTGAGGAATATCCGAGTGAAAATTTCCCCGGCGCGGGTGATGGCTGCCGTTACCAGTTTATCTATCCGGGCGATCAGGTTTATGTGATGAACTCTAATGGTGCCACCATAGAGGCTGTGAAGTAAGCATTACAGCAGGGGCTAATCCGTGGGAGGACATCAATCTTTACGGGTCCTTTCCGGCAGTCAGGGACATTACGGGGCGGCAGCGTCGCAGGATTTCACTCCTTATGAAAATTTTCAGGGAAAAGCCAGATCCGTTCTTCTTATCGTTTATTTCCTGTTTTTAAAGGTTTTTTTAGAAAAAAGAAAGGATCTGCTGGATAACGTTTTTAGTTAAAAACGAAGATCGCAGATCCTTTCCTGTTTCCGGGAGACTTTTCCATGAACGTGAACAAAAAAAAACTGGCTGAAATTTTTGGTTGTGACGTCAGAACTGTCACAGCCTGGCAAAGCCAGGGGCTGCCACTTGTTTCCGGAGGAGGAAAAGGTAACGAAGCAGTGTTCGACACCGCGGCAGCGATTTCATGGTACGCGGAGCGTGATGCGTCTATTGAAAATGAAAAGCTGCGTAAAGAGGTTGATGATTTACGTGCCGCTGCGGAATCAGATCTTAATCCCGGCACCATCGACTATGAGCGCTACCGCCTGACAAAAGCCCAGGCGGATGCGCAGGAACTTAAAAATGCTGAGCGCGAGGGGCTGGTTCTTGAGACCGAACTGTTCACCTACATCCTGCAACGGGTGGCTCAGGAAATAGCAGGGATACTGTCAAGGATACCGCTGGTATTACAGCGCAAATACCCTGATCTGTGCCAGTCGCACATCGATGTGGTCAGAACGGAAATCGCCAGGGCGTCAGGCAGGGCCGCCACGATAGCGGATGTGGAGAAGTGGACCGATGATTTCCGGAGAGCGCAGGGCGAATAATGCCAACAGAGCCATAACTAACGGGCTGATAGCGCTTCATATTCCCGTACCGCTTACCACCGTGCAGTGGGCTGATAAGTATTACTATCTGCCAAAAGAGTCCTCCTACACCCCCGGCAAATGGGAAACGCTGCCGTTTCAGGTGGCGATAATGAACGCGATGGGGTATGAACTGATCCGCGTTGTAAACCTCATTAAGTCTGCCCGCGTGGGCTATACCAAAATGTTGCTGGGGGTGGAAGGCTATTTCATAGAGCACAAGTCGCGCAACAGCCTGCTGTTCCAGCCGACCGACTCATCCGCTGAGGATTTTATGAAATCCCACGTGGAGCCGACTATCAGGGATGTTCCTGTATTGCTGGAGCTGGCCCCCTGGTTCGGGCGTAAACATCGTGATAACACGCTCACCCTGAAACGCTTTTCTTCCGGTGTCGGGTTCTGGTGCCTCGGCGGTGCAGCAGCCAAAAACTACCGTGAAAAATCGGTGGATGTGGTCTGCTATGACGAATTGTCATCTTTTGAGCCGGATGTCGAGAAAGAAGGTTCGCCGACGCTGCTGGGGGATAAACGTATTGAAGGTTCTGTCTGGCCTAAATCCATTCGGGGCTCCACACCAAAAGTCAAAGGGTCATGCCAGATTGAAAAGGCGGCAAATGAATCGGCGCATTTTATGCGTTTTTATGTACCGTGTCCGCATTGTGGCGAAGAACAGTACCTTAAATTCGGTGATGGCAGTACGCCGTTCGGTCTGAAATGGGAGAAAAGCAAGCCGGAGACGGTGTATTACCTTTGTGAACATAATGGATGCGTGATCCGTCAATCGGAACTTGATCAGAAAGCAGGCCGCTGGATTTGCGATAACACAGGCATGTGGACACGCGATGGACTGGCTTATTTCAGCGCGTCCGGTGAGGAGGTTCCGCCGCCACGATCCATTACCTTTCATATCTGGACGGCTTACAGTCCCTTTACCACCTGGATACAGATTATTTATGACTGGCTGGATGCGCTGAAAGATCCAAATGGTATGAAAACCTTTATAAACACCACGTTGGGCGAGCCTTATGAAGAGGCGGTGGCCGAAAAACTCAGCCATGAGCTTTTGCTGGAAAAAGTGATTCATTATGCGGCGCCGGTTCCGGAGCGGGTGGTGTATCTGACCGCTGGTATCGACTCCCAGCGTAATCGTTATGAAATGTATGTCTGGGGCTGGGCGCCGGGCGAAGAGGCTTTCCTTATTGATAAGCAAATTATCATGGGACGGCATGATGATGAAGATACCCTGCAGCGTGTGGATGCCGTCATTAATAAAAAATATCGTCATGCTGACGGGACGGATATTTCCATTTCCCGTATCTGCTGGGATATCGGCGGTATCGATGCAGAAATCGTCTATAAACGCTCAAAAAAACACGGCATTTTCCGCGTGCTGCCTGTCAAAGGGGCCTCCGTTTACGGAAAACCCGTTATTACCATGCCAAAAAAACGCAACCAGAGCGGGGTATTCCTGTGCGAAATCGGTACTGATACTGCCAAAGAAATGCTTTACGCCAGAATGGGGGCGGTTACTGCGCCTGCCGACGAAGCCACGCCTTATGCGATCCGCTTTCCGGATAATCCGGATGTTTTTACGGAGGTGGAAGCGAAGCAACTGGTAGCCGAAGAGCTGGTGGAGAAACTGGTTAACGGAAAATTCCGGCTGTTATGGGATGCCAAAGGACGTCGTAACGAAGCGCTGGATTGTCTTGTCTATGCCAGTGCAGCGTTACGGGTGTCTGTGCAGCGCTGGCAACTGGATCTGGAGGCGCTGGCGACATCAAGGAAAAGCGAAGAGCAGGATACCCCGACACTTGAACAACTGGCCGCAATGCTGGCAGGAGGAGTTAATGGCAACAATCACTGAGCTACAGGAAGCCCGCGTCGCGCTGCATGACCTGATGACGGGAAAACGGGTGGCGACGGTTCAGAAAGACGGGCGACGGGTTGAATTTACCGCGACATCGGTAGGGGATCTGAAAAAATATGTCGCGGAACTTGAGGCGTCACTGTGCAATGGTCGCCGCCGGGCACCTGTGGGGGTGAGACTGTGAAGCGCACCCCGGTTCTGGTGGATGTTCACGGCACGCCGCTGCGGGAAAGTCTGGGATACACCGGCGGGGGGATCGGTTTCGGCGGACAGATGGCTGACTGGATGCCCCCGGCGGAAAGCGTGGATGCCGCGCTGCTGCCTTCGTTGCGCCTCGGCAATGCGCGGGCTGATGATCTGGTCCGTAATAATGGTATTGCAGCAAATGCGGTGGCGCTGCACAAGGATCATATTGTCGGACACCTGTTTCTTATCAGCTATCGTCCAAACTGGCGCTATCTTGGTATGCGTGAGAGCGCAGCGAAGAGTTTTGTGGATGAGGTTGAAGCTGCATGGACAGAATATTGCGATGGTATTTTTGGCGAAATGGATGCCGAGGGGAAGCGTACTTTTACAGAGTTCATCCGTGAAGGCGTGGGCGTTCACGCCTTTAATGGTGAAATTTTTCTCCAGCCTGTCTGGGACGCTGAAACCACGCAGGTTTTCCGTACCCGATTCAAGGCTGTCAGTCCGAAACGGGTGGACACGCCGGGGTATGCCCGCGGAAACCGCCAGCTTCGCGCAGGAGTGGAAACGGACCGGAATGGAAAAGCCCTCGCCTATCATGTCTGTGATGATGACTGGCCGGTGGCTGGTGGGGAACGCTGGACCCGTATTCCTCGTTTTCTGCCGTCCGGACGACCCGCGATGTTACATATTTTCGAGCCGGTTGAGGACGGACAGACGCGCGGTGCCAATCAGTTTTACAGTGTGATGGAGCGGCTGAAGATGCTTGATACCCTGCAGGCAACGCAGCTTCAGTCCGCGATTGTCAAAGCCATGTACGCCGCCACGATCGAAAGCGAACTCGATTCCGAGAAAGCCTTTGAATACATCACGGCGGCAGATAACAAAGATACGCCCCTTGTTAACATGCTGGCAAATTATGCCCGCTATTACAGTACCAACAGTATCAAACTGGGCGGTGTAAAAATTCCCCACCTGTACCCGGGTGATGAGCTGAATCTGCAGACTGCGCAGGATTCCGATAATGGCTTTTCAGCGCTGGAGCAGGCGCTGCTCCGGTATATTGCCGCCGGGCTGGGGGTCTCTTATGAGCAGCTTTCGCGTGATTATTCTCAGGTCAGCTATTCCAGCGCCCGCGCATCTGCCAATGAGTCCTGGCGCTATTTCCTGGGGCGGCGCCGGTTCATTGCCGGACGGCTGGCGACACAAATGTTTTCCTGCTGGCTGGAGGAGGCGCTGATACGGGGAGTTATCCGGGCACCCCGGGCCAGGTTTTCCTTCTGGGAGGCCCGATCCAGCTGGAGCCGCTCGGAGTGGATTGGTGCCGGACGTATGGCGATTGACGGACTCAAGGAGGTTCAGGAATCCGTGATGCGTATTGAGGCCGGGCTGAGTACCTATGAAAAAGAACTCGCCATTATGGGCGAGGATTACCAGGAGATATTCCGCCAGCAGGTCAGGGAATCCGAAGAACGGCGGGCAGCCGGACTTTCGCGTCCGGTATGGATCACCGATACCTATCAACAACAGATCGCGGCGAGCCGTCAGACGGAGGAGGAAAAGCGTGCAACGTAATCTCCCGCACATCATCAGCCAGGCAACCAGTGCTCCGTTGCTGCTTGAACCCGCCTATGCGCGGGTTTTCTTTTGCGCGTTGGGCAGGGAGTCTGGCATTAACAGCCTGCACATTCCCGGTAATAACGAAAGTCTGGATCAGTCGGATATGGCACTGGTCACAGGCGATTTTATGGCGACCGGAAAGCCGCAGGCACGTTTTTATCAGGTAGTGAACGGTATTGCGGTATTACCCGTGACCGGAACACTGGTTCATAAACTCGGCGGAATGCGTCCCTTTTCAGGGATGACCGGCTATGACGGTATCACTGCCCGGCTACAACAGGCGGTTTCAGATCCGGAGGTAAAAGGCATTCTGCTGGATATTGACAGTCCCGGCGGTCAGGCTGCCGGGGCGTTTGACTGTGCTGACATGATTTACCGGATGCGCGAACAGAAACCTGTCTGGGCACTGGCAAATGAAACAGCCTGTTCGGCGGCCATGTTGCTGGCGGCAGCCTGTTCGCACCGCCTTGTGACCCAGACGTCCAGAATGGGATCAATTGGTGTGGTGATGGCGCATACCAGCTACGCCGAAAAACTGAAACAGGAAGGGATCGATATCACCCTTATCTATTCTGGCGCACACAAGGCTGATCTGACGCCCAGCCAGAAATTACCGGAAAGCGTCTATGCCGACTACCAGCAGCGAATGGACGAGGCCAGAAAGATGTTTGCAGAAAAAGTGGCCCGGTACACGGGGTTGTCTGTCGATGCGGTAATGGCGACGGAGGCGGCAGTGTATGACGGGCAGGCCATTATCACTACCGGACTGGCAGATGGAATGGTGAATGCTGCTGACGCCATCGGCGTGATGGCAGAAGCTATCAACAGTAACAAGACAGGAGGCACTATGCCTGAATTAAGTGCAGCTGACGCTGTCACGCAGGAAAACCAGCGCGTAATGGGAATTCTGGGTTGCCCGGAGGCCAGGGGGCATGAGGCACTGGCACAGATGCTGGCCGGGCAGCCGGGAATGAGCGTTGCTCAGGCGAAGTCTATTCTGGCTGCCGCCGCGCCGGCGGACACGACCAGCACCGCTGACCGTATCCTTGCCCTGGAAGAAGCTGGTGGTCGGGAAACACTCGCACAGACACTGGCGGCCATGCCAGAGATGACGGTGGAACAGGCCAGAACCATTCTGGCAGCATCGCCGATCGCTGCGGCAACGTCACTTCATGATGCCGTGATGGCGCTTGATGAGGCGAAAGGCCGTGAAGAGTTGGCGGAAAAACTGGCTGTCATGCCTGGTATGACCACAGATCAGGCCCGTGACCTGCTGGCTGCCGCGCCGGACAAATCCGGTAATGCGGGGCTGAGCATGAACAACGCATTTGATGCTTTCATGCAGTCTCATTCCCCGGGCCCCATATCCGGCGGAAAAGGCCACAGTAATGATACCGAAACGACGTTGTTGATGAGTATTCCCGGTACTTCAGCCACCTGATAAGGAGACAGTATGTCATTTACCACCACTATTGAGAAACGTGCGGATAACCGCATTTTCGCCGGTAACGATCCGGCACATACCGCAACGGGAGTCAGCGGTATAACGGCGGCCACACCGATGCTGACGCCCCTGATGCTGGATGATACCACCGGGAAACTGGTGGCCTGGGACGGGCAGAAGGCCGGAACGGCAGTCGGGGTTCTGGCCCTTGAGCTGGACGGGTCGGAAAACCTGCTGACGTACTGGAAGAGCGGCACCTTTGCCACAGAATCACTGGCATGGCCGAAGAGTGTGGATGCCATTAAGCAGGCAAATGCATTCGCCGGAAGCGCCGTCAGTCACGCCGCTTTACCGTAATAAGAAGGCCGCGAAGCGGCCTTTATCGTATTTAACGTCCGGAGGACACCATTTATGGGATTGTTTACCACCCGCCAGTTGCTGGGTTATACCGAGCAGAAAGTTAAATTTAACCCACTCTTCCTGAGCCTGTTTTTTCGCCGTACTGTGACATTTCCTACCCAGGAAGTCATGCTGGACAAAATTACCGGAAAAACACCGATTGCCGCTTATGTATCTCCGGTGGTAGGAGGGAAGGTTCTGCGTAACCGCGGCGGGGAAACGCGCGTACTGCGTCCGGGGTATGTCAAACCGAAGCATGAAGTTAACTATGCGCAGGTTGTTGAGCGTCTGCCGGGTGAAGACCCGGCCAGGCTTAACGATCCGGCCTACCGTCGTCTGCGCATTCTGACCGATAACCTGAAGCAGGAAGAGAAGGCCATCGTCCAGGTGGAGGAGATGCAGGCCGTCAGTGCGGTGCTGAACGGGAAATACACCATGCAGGGCGAGCAGTTTGACACCGTGGAGGTGGATTTTGGTCGCTCCGCCGGGAATAACATTATTCAGGCCACAGGTAAAAAATGGTCAGAGCAGGACAGGGAAACCTTTGACCCGACTTATGATCTGGATATGTACTGCGACCAGGCATCCGGTCTGATCAATATTGCCGTGATGGACGGGAAAGTCTGGCGTCTGCTGAACGGTTTTAAGCTGTTCCGTGAAAAACTGGATACACGCCGCGGTTCAAATTCTCAGCTGGAAACGGCGGTGAAGGACCTTGGGGCTGTGGTGTCGTTCAAGGGGTATTACGGAGATTTGGCCATTGTGGTGGCTAAAACATCCTATGTTGCTGATAACGGGACCGAAAAGCGTTACCTGCCTGAAGGGACTCTGGTTCTGGGAAATACGGCGGCAGAAGGTATCCGCTGCTATGGTGCCATTCAGGATTCACAGGCGCTCGCGGAGGGTATTGTTGCCGCCACCCGTTATCCCAAACACTGGCTGACGGTGGGGGACCCGGCGAATGAATATACCATGACGCAGTCTGCGCCGCTGATGGTCCTGCCGGACCCGGATGAGTTTGTCATTGTCACTGTCGGTTAAGCATCCCAAAAGGCCTGATTCAGGCCTTTATTGTTACAAATTGCGGGAGGATCTTTTATGGCAACAAAAGAAGAGAATATACAGCGTCTGCGGGAGCTTGCGACGCGGCTTGGTCGTGATCCGGATGTGTCCGGGAGCGCCGCTGAACTCAGCCAGCGTGTCATGGAATGGGAAGAGGAAGCGGAGGCGGAGGCGGAGGCGGAGCATTTGCCTGCTGTGGAAAATGACAGTGATGAATCCATAGTGCCGCCCGGGATCGGGCAAAGATCCGAACGGGTACTTATCAGGGCGCTTCGTACACTACACATCTGCGCCATCGATCCGGACAGTAACCGGGAACTGGATATGGTTATGGCGGGAAACCCGGCGCGTATTTCGCAACACGATGTGGACGAGCTGATTGCTGCAGGACTTATTATTGAACTGTAAGGGTGGCGATATGTCGCAGTCCGAAAACCTGTTTGATACCGCGATTTCTCAGGCTGATGATGCCATCCTCCGGGTGATGGGAACGGTAGCAACAATAACTTCCGGCGTTCTGGCAGGGGCCACGCTTACGGGCGTATTTGACGATCCTGAAAGTGTGTCGTATGCCGCCGGAGGTGTCCGGATTGAGGGGGACAAGCCTACATTTTTTGTCAAAACATCCCTGACAGTCCATCTGAAGCGCCCGGACACACTAACCATTCTCGGTGACACCTTCTGGGTGGATCGCATCACTCCGGCTGGTGGAGACAGCAGTATTATTCTGCTGGGCAGGGGGGGGCCGCCGACGGATAACCGGCGCAGGACGGGAGGAATGTTTGAAAGGGCTTGAAAATGCGATCCGGAATCTGAACAGCCTTGACCGGCAGATGGTTCCCCGGGCAAGTATCTGGGCTGTGAATCGCGTGGCGCAGAAAGCTGTTTCAGTGGCAACCCGTAAGGTGGCGCGGGAGACTGTCGCCGGAGATAACCAGGTAAGAGGACTTCCGCTGAAGCTGGTTCGCCAGAGGGTGAGGTTATTTAAAGCCGGTACAGACGGTAAACGCTCTGCCCGGATACGGATTAACCGGGGAAACCTTCCCGCCATAAAGTTGGGCGCTGCACAGGTCAGGATGAGCAAACGGAGGGGAAAACTGCTGTATCGTGGAAGTGTGCTGAAAATCGGGCCATATCTGTTCCGGGATGCCTTTATTCAGCAACTGGCTAACGGACGCTGGCATGTTATGCGACGCGTTAACGGGAAAAACCGTTATCCAATTGATGTAGTGAAAATTCCTCTTTCCGGACCATTGACTCAGGCATTCGAAAGCGCCACACAAAGCTTGATTGACGAGGAAATACCGAAGCAACTGGGGTATGCCCTGAAACAACAACTGAGGCTTTATCTTTCACGATGAGCAAACACACATTAATCCGCCGGGCCGTTCTGGAAAAGCTGGAATCCGTGACTGGCGCACCTGTCACTCTTTTTGATGGACTTCCTGCTTTCGTAGAACAGGAAGATTTACCCGCAATAGCTGTCTGGCTGACAGACGCACAGTATACAGGCCTTATGACCGATGAGGATGACTGGCAGGCTACTCTCCATACGGCAGTTTTTCTGAGGGCTCAGGCTCCTGATACAGAGCTTGATATCTGGATGGAAGAAAAAATCTTTCCTGCGCTGGAAGAGGTTAGTGTTCTGGAGCGCCTTATCGATACCATGACCCCGCTGGGTTATGACTACCAGCGTGACAGCGAAATGGCAACGTGGGGGATGGCAGAAATTACTTACCGGATCACCTATACCAACTGAGGAGGATATGATGGGAACACCAAACCCACTGGTAAAAACGAAAGGCGCCGGAACCACATTCTGGCTGTATACCGGCAGCGGCGATGCGTTTAAAAATCCACTGGCTGATGATGACTGGCTGCGACTGGCAGGTATTAAGGATCTGCAGCCCGGAGAAATGAGTGCAGATGCGGAAGACGATGACTATCTTGATGATGAAAATGCCGACTGGAAAAGCACTACGCAGGGGCAGAAAAGCGTCGGTGACACCACGGCCACGCTGGCCTGGAAACCCGGTGAGACCGGACAGAAAAAACTGGTTGAGCTGTTTGACACCGGCGAAGTTCGCGCCTTCCGTATCAGGTATCCTAACGGGACGGTTGATGTGTTCCGCGGCTGGCTGAGTTCACTGGGTAAAACCGTGACGTCCAAAGAGGTGATGACACGCAGCGTAAAAATCACCGGCGTCGGGCGTCCTTCTCTTGCGGAGGAGGATACACCTGACGTAGTCAGCGTATCCGGCGTGACCGTTGCGCCGGCCAGTGCCACGGTGGCTGCCGGAGCCACCACCACGCTGACATTTACGGTAAAACCTGATAACGCGTCAGATAAAACGCTGCAGGTTGCGACCGCCGATCCGCTGATCGCCACCGTCACGCTGAAGGATAATGTGGCCACGGTTAAAGGCGTGAAGGCGGGCAGCGTGAATATTGTTGGTATCAGCAGTGACGGCAGTCTTGTCGCGGTGGCAGCAGTGACAGTGACGGCGTCATAACCCTCTCTTATCAGTCCGCCCCGGTTCCGGGGCTTCTATGGAAAATCATCATGTTTCTCAATACAGACACCTTTAACTACGGTGGGCATTCCATCGTGCTCAGTGAGCTTTCTGCCCTGCAACGTGTGGATTATCTGAAGTTTATTCAGCAGCGGACGGCAGACTATGACGCACAGCCTGAAACCCTGACGGAAGCAGAGCGTCAGACAGAATTTATGCAGATGGGGGTGGATATTAATGCATGGCTGGTATCCCGCTCCCTGTGTGAAAGCAAAAAAGAGGAGGAGGCCCGCGCCCTGTATGAGTCCGTCAGACTGGAATGGTCTTATGAGGCGCTGGGACGTGGCGCTGATATGGTTCTGTCCCTGAGTGGTATGCGTCTTCCGGCATCGCAGGAAGACGACAGCGGGAGTGAAAAGGACACGACCACGCCGGAAAAGTCCTGAACCGGGAGCTGGCGTTTGTGATGCGGCTCGCGCGTGAGTTCCGGCGACCAGACTGGCGGCAGATGCTGGCGGAAATGAGTGCGACAGAGCTGGGTGAGTGGGCGGAGCATTTCGGGAAGAACAGCTTCAGTGACATGTTGCTGGATGCGGAGTTTGCAACGCTGAAATCGCTGATTTCCGGACTGGTTACAGGCACGCATCACGATGCAGAAATGTTCAGCCTGATCACTGATCCTGAGTCGTTGCACGAAAAAACGGATGATGAACTGATGATCCTGGGCGAAGGTATTACCGGAGGTGTCCGCTATGGACCAGATAGCGAACCTGGTCATTGATTTAAGTATCGACAGCGCAGAGTTCCGAAACGAAGTTCCGCGCATTAAAAAATTGCTGAACGATGCGGCTGGTGACTCAGAACGTTCAGCGGCCCGGATGCAGCGTTTTCTGGATAAGCAGACGGAGGCGACGCGCCGGACGTCCGCCAGTCTGGAGCAAGTGACTGCCAGCAGTACCGCGTACAGTTCCGCTGTGGAGAAAAGCGCAGCGGCCAGTACGCGTCTGGCGGCGGATGTGGATCAGACGCGACAGCGGGTGGAGGCACTGGGAAGGAAACTGCGTGAGGAACAGGCGCAGTCAGCGGCTGTGGCGGCAGCACAGGACAGGACAAGTGCTGCTTTTTACCGCCAGATTGACAGTGTAAAACAGTTAAGCGGTGGTCTGCAGGAGCTGCAGCGTATCCAGGCGCAGGTACGACAGGCGAAAGGACGCGGAGATATCTCACAGGGCGATTATCTGGCGCTGGTGTCTGAAACCGCCAGGAAGACCCGTGAGCTTACCGATGCCGAAGCGCTGGCCACGCAGAAAAAAGCACAGTTTATACGCCGCCTGAAAGAGCAGACGACGGTACAGGGCCTCTCCCGTACCGAGCTGCTGCGGGTGAAAGCGGCTGAACTGGGTGTCAGCAGCGCCGCAGATATTTATATCCGTAAACTGGAGCGTACCGGAACTGCCACCCATACGCTGGGACTGAAAAGCGCTGCTGCCCGTCGTGAACTGGGCGTGCTGGCTGGTGAGCTGGCCCGCGGGAATTTCGGGGCACTGCGGGGAAGTGGTATTACGCTCGCTAACCGCGCCGGGTGGATCGAGCAACTGATGTCTCCGAAGGGCATGATGCTCGGCGGGCTGGCTGGCGGCGTGGCTGCTGCTGTTTACGGGCTGGGCAAGGCCTACTATGAAGGAGCTAAAGAAAGCGAGACGTTCAATAAACAGCTTATTCTGACCGGGAGTTATGCCGGAAAAACCACAGGCCAGCTTAATGCGATGGCGAAGTCGCTCGCCGGAAATGGCGTCACGCAGCACGATGCTGCAGGCGTGCTGGCACAGGTGGTCGGTAGCGGAGCGTTTACCGGACAGGCAGTGGCAATGGTATCCCGTACCGCGACCAGAATGCAGGAAAACGTTGGACAATCAGTGGATGAAACCATCCGCCAGTTTAAACGCCTGCGGGATGATCCGGTGAATGCGGCGAAAGAACTGGACAGGACACTGCATTTTCTGACAGCCACCCAGCTTGAACAAATCAGGGTACTGGGCGAGCAGGGAAGAGTGGCTGATGCCGCGAAAATTGCCATGTCCGCGTATTCGGAAGAAATGAATAAGCGGATGGGGGACGTACACGACAATCTGGGTTGGATTGAAAGAGCATGGAATGCTGTCGGTGATGCGGCGAAGTGGGCATGGGATAGGATGCTGGATATCGGGCGGGAAGACACGCTCGATGAAAAGATCGCGACACTGCAGGAAAAAATCGCGCGCGACAGAAAAACGCCCTGGACGGTGTCTTCCTCCCAGACTGAATACGATCAGCAGCAGCTGAACGAACTTCAGGAACAGAAACGCCAGAAGGACCTGCTGGATGCGAAGGCGCAGGCAGAGCGTAATTATCAGGAAACGCAGAAACGTCGGAACGAGCAGAACGCCGCGCTGAACCGGGATAATGAAACTGAATCCCTGCGGCACCAACGGGAGGTGGCGCGCATTACCGCCATGCAGTATGCCGATGCTGCTGTACGCAATGCCGCACTGGAGCGCGAAAATGAACGTCATAAAAAGGCGTTGTCACAACAGGCGATAAAGCCAAAGACTTACCACAACGACGAGGCCAGGCGACTGCTTTTGCAGTACAGCCAGCAACAGGCGCAGACTGAAGGGCAGATTGCCGCCGCGAAGCTTTCCACGACCGAAAAAATGACGGAAGCGCATAAGCAGCTTTTATCATTTCAGCAGCGCATCGCTGATTTTTCCGGTAAAAAACTGACGGCGGATGAACAAAGCGTACTGGCACATAAGGATGAAATTGCGCTTGCGCTACAGAAGCTGGATATCTCACAACAGGATTTGCAACACCAGAATGCCCTTAATGAACTGAAGAAAAAGACGCTCACATTAACCAGCCAGCTCGCTGACGAAGAATCCCGCGTCAGGCAGCAGCACGCAATGGCGCTGGCCACAATGGGTATGGGCGATCAGCAACGAGGCCGGTACGAAGAGCGTCTGAAAATTCAGCAGCGCTACCAGGAACAACTGGAGCAGCTTAAGCGCGACAGTAAGGCAAAGGGGACATACGGTTCTGACGAATATCGTCAGGCTGAGCAGGCGCTGAAGGGCAGTCTCAATCGCCGGCTGGTTGAGTGGGCTGAGTACAATGCGAAAGTGGATGCTGCGCAGGGAGACTGGACTCTGGGGGCGTCGCGTGCGCTGGATAACTTTATGGCGCAGGGCAGCAACGTGGCGGGCGCAACGGAGCAAATGTTCACATCGGCATTCAACAGTATGGGCGACGGGCTGGCGACGTTCGTTACCACTGGAAAACTAAACTTTAAATCTTTCACCGCATCCATCGTGTCAGATCTGGCAAAAATTTCAGCACGTATGGCAATGATGCAGGCTGTAAAGGGAATCGGATCTGCTCTGGGATTTGGTGTGACAGCCAACGCGACTGGTGGAGTTTATCAGTCTTCTGAACTGAGCCGATACAGCGGCAGCATTGTTAATCGCCCGACATTTTTTGCTTTTGCCAAAGGTGCCGGGGTGATGGGCGAGGCAGGACCGGAGGCAATATTACCACTTCGTCGTGGTGCTGACGGTAAGCTGGGTGTCGTGGCAGCCGGTTCGGGAGGGATGGCGATGTTTGCGCCTGAGTACAACATTGAAATCCACAACGACGCCGGCAACGGACAGATTGGTCCGCAGGCATTACAGGCCGTATATAACATTGGAAAAAAAGCCGCCATTGATTTCTGGCAACAGCAGTCGCGTGACGGGGGTATTGCTGGAGGAGGGCGATAACAATGGAAACATTTAACTGGAAGATCCGCCCTGATATGACAGTGGAATCAGAACCAAAAGTCACCTCCATAAAACTGGGTGACGGGTATGAACAACGGCGTCCAGCCGGGCTGAACAACCATCTGGCGAAGTATAACGTAACGGTCCGGATTCGTAAGGGAGAACATCAGAATCTTGAGGCATTTTTATCCCGCCACGGTGGAGTGAAATCCTTTCTCTGGACACCGCCTTATACCTGGACACAAATTCGGGTGATTTGCCGCAAATGGTCGATTAGCGTTGGCTCTCTTTGGGTGACTGTGACCACGACTTTTGAACAGGTTGTTATCTGAGGAGGAGTGATGCAGGACATTTCGCAGGATACGCTGAACGAAGCCGCTAAACTGACGCAGTCCGCCAGGATCACTTTGTGGGAAATCGATCTGACACAGTCTGGCGGTGATCGTTATTTTTTTTGTAACGAGGCGAATGAAAAGGGGGAGGCGGTTACCTGGCAGGGACAGAAATATGATGTTTATCCTGTAGAGGGTAGCGGATTTGAAATGAACGGCAAAGGCGCAGCTGCGCGCCCGTCACTGAAGGTATCCAATCTTTACGGTATGGTGACCGGAATGGTGGAGGATTCGCATAGTCTGGTTGGAGCGACGGTCATCCGCAGGATAGTGTATGCCCGGTTTCTCGATGCCGTTAATTTTCAAAGCGGCAACCAGGAGGCCGACCCGGAGCAGGAGTCTGTAAGCCGCTGGGTGATCGAGCAGTGCAGTGATCTGACGGCGGTAAGTGCGACATTTGTCCTGGCAACACCGACTGAAACAGACGGATGTGTCTTCCCCGGGCGAATTATGCTGGCCAATACCTGTACATGGATATACCGCTCTGACGAATGCGGCTATACGGGACCAGCTGTCGCGGATGAATTTGATAACCCTACCGCCGATCCGGCAAAAGATGCCTGCAGCCGCTGCGCCCGGGGATGCGCCCTGCGTAACAATACCGGAAACTTTGGCGGTTTCCTCTCCATTAATAAACTTTCACAGTAAATCTTCATGAAAGAACAGGATATTCTGGCGCACGCCCGACGGTGTGCGCCTGCGGAGTCGTGTGGCTTCGTGGTGAGAACACAGGCGGGAGAACGGTATCTCCCCTGTGTGAATATTTCTGCCGCGCCGGAGGATTATTTCCGTATGGCGCCGGAGGACTGGCTGAGGGCTGAAACGCAGGGGGATATTGTGGCGCTGGTTCACAGCCATCCTGGCGGCCAGCCGTATCTGAGCGATGTGGACCGCAGGCTGCAGGTTCAAAGCGACCTGCCGTGGTGGCTGGTATGCGCCGGCCAGGTACATAAATTCCGCTGTGTGCCACACCTGACCGGACGACAGTTTAAACATGGGGTTTTTGACTGTTACACGCTGTTCCGTGATGCCTATCATCTGGCGGGGATTGATATGCCGGATTTTCACCGGGACGACGACTGGTGGCGGCATGGTGACAATCTCTATCTGGATAATCTGGAGACGACGGGGTTTTACCGTGTCAGCGCAGCCAGTGCGCAGCCCGGCGACGTGCTGATTTGCTGCTTTGGCTCCTCCGTTCCGAACCACGCAGCGATTTACTGCGGCGACGGAGAGCTGTTGCACCATATTCCTGAACAACTGAGTAAACGTGAGAGGTATACCGACAAATGGCAACGACGCACGCACTCCATCTGGCGACACCGGGCATGGCGCGAATTTGCCTTTACGGGGATCTGCAACGATTTTGCCGCCGCGTCAGCCTGCAGGTAGCCAGTGGTGCTGAAGCTGTCCGGGCACTGGCGGTACAGTTGCCCGGTCTCCGGCAGAAACTGAACGACGGCTGGTATCAGGTACGCATAGCCGGAGCTGATGTTACGGCTGATACCCTGACAACCAGCCTGCATGACCCGCTGCCGCCTGGCGCGGTGATTCATATTGTGCCGCGTCTGGCCGGGGCCAAATCTGGCGGGGTGTTTCAGGCGGTGCTTGGTGCGGCGCTGATTGCCGTTGCCTGGTGGAACCCGGCAGGCTGGCTGGGAGCGGCGGCGGTATCCGGCATGTATATGACCGGGGCGTCGATGATTCTGGGCGGTGTGGCGCAGATGCTGGCACCCAAACCCAAAATGTCCGAAATGAGGCAGACCGATAACGGCAGGCAGAACACATATTTCTCGTCGCTGGATAATATGGTTGCCAACGGTAACACGTTGCCGGTGCTGTACGGCGAGATGCAGGTGGGGTCACGCGTGATTTCCCAGGAAGTCAGTACCGCTGATGAAGGAGATGGTGGTCAGGTTGTGGTGATTGGCCGCTGACAGCAGAACAGATTCAGACAGAACCGCCTCCGGGCGGTTTTGTCGTTTTACGGGGTAATAAATGGGAAAGGGCGGCGGAAAAGGGCATACGCCCCGCGAGGCACCGGATAACCTTAAATCCACGCAGCTGCTGAGCGTCATCGATGCCATCAGCGAGGGACCGATAGAAGGCCCGGTGAACGGTCTGCAAAGTGTTCTGGTAAACCAGACGCCGGTGGTGGACCGCGACGGTAACACGAATATCCACGGCGTGAAGGTGGTATACCGCGTCGGTGAGCAGGAACAGACCCCGCTGGAGGGATTTGAATCGTCCGGCGCCGAGACGGTGCTTGGTGTACAGGTCAAATACGACAATCCGGTGACCAGAACCATCACGGCTGCAAATATTGACCGCCTGCGTTTTACGTTCGGCGTGCAGTCACTGGTGGAGGCCAACAGCAAGGGCGACCGCAATCCGACATCGGTCAGGCTGCAAATCCATCTTGAGCGCTATGGTCAGTGGGTGGTGGAAAAAGAAATTACGATTACCGGGAAAACAACCACACAGTATCTGGCCTCGGTGATAGTGGATAATCTCCCTCCCCGGCCATTCGGTATCCGGATGGTACGTGTGACGGCAGACAGTACCACTGACCAGTTACAGAACAACACGGTCTGGTCGTCGTATACCGAGATTATTGATGTCCGGCAGCGCTATCCCAACACCGCCGTAATTGGCCTGCAGGTGGCGTCTGAGCAGTTCGGCAGCCAGCAGGTGACGCGAAATTACCATTTTTTCGGGCGGATTATTCAGGTGCCGTCGAATTACGATCCGGTAGCGCGAACCTACAGCGGCATCTGGGACGGCACGCTCAAGCCTGCATACAGCAATAATCCGGCGTGGTGTCTCTGGGATATGCTGACTCATCCCCGTTATGGCATGGGACAGCGAATCGGCGCGGCGGACGTGGACAGGTGGGCGCTGTATGCAATAGGCCAGTACTGCGACCAGATGGTCCCTGACGGATTCGGCGGGACAGAGCCGCGTATGACCTTTAATGCGTATCTGGCACAGCAGCGTAAGGCGTGGGATGTGCTGACCGACTTCTGCTCCGCCATGCGTTGTATGCCGGTGTGGAACGGGCAGAGGCTGACCTTCGTGCAGGACAGGCCCTCGGATACAGTCTGGACCTATACCCGCAGCAATGTGGTAATGCCGGATGAGGGTACACCGTTCCGTTACAGCTTCAGTACGCGGAAGGACCGCCATAATGCGGTAGAGGTGAACTGGATCGACCCTGATAATGGCTGGCAGACATCCACGGAACTGGTGGAAGACACGGTCGCCATCAGTCACTACGGACGCAATCTGGTAAAAATGGATGCGTTTGGCTGTACCAGTCGCGGGCAGGCACACCGCGCCGGGCTGTGGCTGATAAAAACGGAGCTGCTGGAAACTCAGACGGTTGATTTTAGTGTGGGGGCGGAGGGGCTGCGCCACGTTCCCGGTGATGTGATTGAGGTTTGCGACGAGGATTATGCCGGCATCAGCCTGGGCGGGCGGATTCTGTCCGTTGACCGCGCCCGCCGCATTCTGACCCTTGACAGGGAGATTACCCTGCCGTCGTCCGGCACCACGCTGATAAGCCTGGTGGATGGCGAAGGCTTGCCGGTCAGCGTGGACGTGCAGTCTGTTACCGACGGTGTGCAGGTTCAGGTCAGCCGGATACCGGACGGCGTGGCGGAATACAGCGTCTGGGGGCTGAAACTGCCGTCGCTGCGCCAGCGTCTCTTCCGGTGTGTGGCTGTCCGGGAAAACGACGACGGAACGTATGCCATCACCGCCGTACAGCATGTTCCGGAAAAAGAGTCCATCGTGGACAACGGGGCATCGTTCGACCCGCAGCCCGGAACGATTCACGGCACTGTTCCCCCGGCGATACAGCACCTGACCACAGAAATTCTGGCGGAGGAGGGACAGTATCAGGTACTGGCGCGCTGGGACACACCGCGAGTCGTTAAGGGCGTCTCTTTTTCGTTGCGCCTGAACGTGGCGGCGGAAGATGGCAGTGACCGGCTGGTAAGCAGCGCAGGAACGCCGGATACGCAGTACCGGTTCCGGGGGCTGATGCCGGGGCGCTACACCCTGTCCGTCAGGGCGGTGAACAGCCAGGGACAACAAGGAGACCCGGCCAGCACACAGTTCAGCATCTCCGCGCCGGCGGCACCATTATTTATCGAACTCACCCCTGGCTATTTCCAGATTACAGCCACACCGCGTCAGGCGGTATACGACCCGACGGTGCAGTATGAGTTCTGGTTTTCAGACGCGCAGATTACGGATATCCATCAGGTGGAAAACGCCGCACGATATCTGGGAACAGCGCTGTACTGGATAGCGGCCAGCGTGAATATCAGGCCCGGCAGGGATTACTATTTTTATATCCGGGCGGTAAATCAGGTCGGTAAATCCGCATTCGTGGAGGCGACCGGGCAGGCCAGCAACGATGCCGCAGGCTATCTGGATTTTTTCAAAGGGCAGATAACTGAAAGTCATCTGGGTAAGGAGCTGCTGGAAAAAGTAGATCTGACGGAGGATAACGCCAGCAAACTGCAGCAGTTTTCGAAGGAGTGGCAGGACGCTAACGATAAATGGAACGCCATGTGGGGCGTCAAAATAGAGCAGACCAAAGACGGCAAATATTATGTGGCCGGACTTGGACTGAGCATGGAAGACACGCCTGACGGGAAGATAAGCCAGTTCCTGGTGGCGGCGGATCGCATTGCTTATATTAACCCGGCAAACGGAAACGAGACGCCCGGATTCGTCATGCAGGGCGACCAGATAATCATGAACGAGGCGTTCCTGAAATACCTGAGCGCGCCGACCATTACCAGTGGCGGGAATCCTCCGGCATTTTCCCTGACGCCGGATGGAAAGCTGACTGCGAAAAATGCGGATATCAGCGGCCATATCAACGCTGTATCTGGCTCGTTTACGGGAGAAATCAATGCCACCTCCGGTAAGTTTTCTGGCGTGATAGAAGCAAGAGAGTTTGTCGGTGATATCTGCGGCTCAAAAGTCATGCAGGGCGTGAGCATCAGGGCGACGAACGACGAACGCAGCACCTCAACACGGTATACCGACAGCGCCACCTATCAGATTGGGAAAACCATCACGGTGATGGCTAACTGTGAGCGTAATGGTGGCTCCGGTGCCATCACCGTCACGATAAATATTAACGGCCAGGTGAAAACGGCGGAGGTTATGCCGTATACCGCAGGTATTCCGGCCATGTATCAGACCGTCGTCTTTTCGGTCTACACCACTTCACCTGTCGTGGATATCAGCGTCTCTCTGAGGGTCCGTGGGCAGTACACCACGTCTGCTTCCGTCTGGCCGCTGGTGATGGTTTCCCGGTCGGGGAGCAACTTCACAAACTGACCGGATTTCCGGTCCCTTTCGTTTAACGAGGAACAAATATGACTATGTCGCGCGTAATTTATCTGGCGGCAGGGCTTTCCCTGTCCGTTTTATTTTCCACTGCTGCCGTTGCCGATAACGGAAGAGGAAGCGGCAACAGCAATATTGAAAACCAGACCCGGATTTATACCGGCACCGACCGTGGGCAGAAACAGCACCGCGAGGCAAAGGGAAAAACAATCACGCGGAGCGTCCAGTGTTCTCTGCCGGCATATTTACGTGACCCGGATAATCAGTGCTGAGATGTGAATGAATCTGAAGCCTGCCTGCGGGCGGGCTTTTTTATGGAGGTAATATGCCAGTACTTATTTCCGGCGTACTGAAAGATGCTACGGGAACGCCGGTACAGAACTGCACCATTCAGCTGAAGGCCTGCCGGACCAGTACGACGGTGGTCGTGAATACGGTGGCATCGGAAAATCCGGACGACGCCGGGCGCTACAGCATGGATGTGGAGCAGGGGCAGTACACTGTCACACTCCTGGTGGAAGGGTATCCCCCGTCACATGCCGGAGTTATTACGGTCTACGATGATTCAAAGCCGGGCACCCTGAATGATTTTCTGGGGGCCATGACGGAAGACGACGTCCGCCCGGAGGCGCTGCGGCGTTTTGAGGCGATGGTGGAAGAAGTTGCCCGCCAGGCATCGGAGGCATCGCGGAATGCCACCGCCGCAGGGCAGGCATCTGAACAGGCGCAGACATCAGCAGGTCAGGCGGCGGAAAGCGCCACGGCAGCAGTGAATGCAGCCGGAGCGGCAGAAGCATCAGCCACACAGGCAGCCTCATCCGCAGCATCTGCGGAGAGCAGCGCAGGTACGGCGACCACAAAAGCCGGGGAGGCATCAGCCAGCGCGGCGTCGGCTGACACAGCCAGAACGGCGGCAGCCGCATCGGCAGCCGCAGCGAAAACATCTGAGACAAATGCAGATGCCTCCCGTACTGCCGCCGGAGATTCAGCTGCTGCCGCAGCCGCCAGCGCGACGGCGGCGCAGACATCAGCAGAGCGCGCCGGAGCATCCGAAACCGCCGCGAAGACGTCAGAAACGCAGGCGGCTTCCAGTGCCGGTGATGCAGGTGCGTCAGCCACTGCGGCGGCAGCGTCGGAAAAGGCGGCAGCCGCATCGGCAGCCGCAGCAAAAATATCTGAGACAAATGCAGCAACGTCAGCAAGTACAGCAGCGGCCAGCGCAACAGCCGCCTCGTCATCAGCATCGGAGGCATCCAATCACGCCGCCGCATCTGATACCAGCGCATCACTGGCGGCGCAAAGCAGTACTGCTGCCGGAGCAGCAGCCACCAGAGCAGAAGAGGCCGCAAAACGGGCAGAAGATATCGCGGACGTGATTTCCCTGGAAGATGCCAGCCTGACGAAAAAAGGTATCGTTAAGTTAAGCAGCGCCACGGACAGTGACAGCGAAGCGCTGGCAGCCACGCCAAAGGCGGTCCATGCTGTCATGGACGAGGTACAGACCAAAGCGCCGCTGGACAGTCCGGTATTCACTGGAACGCCGACCACACCGACGCCGCCAGATGACGCTAAGGGACTTCAGACTGCAAACGCTGAGTTTGTTCGTAAACTGATTGCTGCACTGGTCGGTTCCGTACCTGAGTCGCTGGATACGCTGCAGGAACTGGCGGACGCGCTGGGTAACGATCCGAACTTTGCCACCACTGTACTGAATAAACTGGCGGGCAAGCAGCCGCTGGACGATACACTGACAGCGCTGTCAGGAAAAAGCGTTGACGGTCTTATCGAATACGTTGGTTTAAGAGAAACC